TAGGTTTCATAAACTCAAAATCATCAATCTGCATAGCCATCGTCATCTTCATAAAAAACTTCGTCGTAATCATTTAAATGTGAAGCAATTTCTTCATACTTATATGAAGACGCATCAGAGTAAATCTCTGTCTTAAGACAATCAACTAAAGACTCAAGATTTCTTACAATTAGTTTAAGTTTTTCTTTATCCATCCTTATCAACCTCAACAAAGGTAATTATACATAAAAAAAGAGAGAGTGTCAATGCTTAGATAAAAAATAAAACTATGGTTGGTAATCTTGATAAAAATCTTGCTTCTAACTCTTCATCAACAGAATAGTCTTTTTCATAAAGAATAACAGGCAACTTTTCATCGTCACTCATAAAGTGTTTAACTAAAAATGTAAAATATGGGTCTGGAATGATTGTCTTTTTTACTTTATCAAAATCATACACATAATGAATAAACTCATGCTTAATAACTTCAGACTTTGATATTCTATGTTTCTGAAAGTTATCTGCACAAATCAGGATTTCTTTCTTTCCTGTTTGATACATTCCCATCAAATCTGGATTTGCACAATTATTCCCCGCACTTTTGATGGTTATCCCATGTAACCAGATTAAAAGTGACAGTAAAATGTCCAATCCGATACAAATAAGTTTTATATATTTATAAAAAAAGGGGACTTGAAGTCCCCTCTCAATCATTTTGATGCTACCAGAGTAGCAAGAGATGCCAAACGGCGTCTCTCTTCTTTTTGTTTTTGTTCTTTGATAAGTTGAAGGAAGTTAAGTTTTTTCATTGCTTTTCCTCCCAGTTCCAGTTGTTACAAGGACGGTAAGCAACACCACGATATGTATTTGTTGGATGTGATGGAGCGTGTGTTTCTGAATACCACTTACGGTACTGTAGTTTTGGAGTGTGAGTATTATACTTCACACCACGATAGGTTGCTGTCATCCCTTGTTCCCCTCTTTTACAAACTTGATCCCACGGTAGGTCTCATTGTATTGTTGAGGTTGTTGTTGTAATTGTACCTGTGCTTGACGGCGCTGTACGGTATCATATTCGACACCACGGTATACTACTTTCGACATTAGGGTTCTCCTTAGGTTTTGAGGTTAAAGAGCGTTCCTTCAGTCGGCTTTTGCGTTCTCTATTTGCGAATAGAGAATGAACGATCCGTTCCGAGTCGGCTTACTTCCGTTCCCGTTGGGAATGAACGATAAATGCAATTTAGCATCTATTTAAAATTTATGCAAGCACTTTTGTAATTTTTGATACAATTATCTTTCAATGTAACTTAACGTATGATTCGTAGCATAAAGTTGTTGAATAATAATATCGCATCCAATCTTTGGATTGCAATCTCCACAGGTATAAACATCTACTGCTGCTTTTCCTTCTTCAGGCCAAGTATGAATACTTATATGACTCTCAGATAATAAACACATTACAGTTACTCCCTGTGGTTCAAACTTTTTCCAAATCGTTTGAATCACAGTTGCTCCTGATGCAGCTGCTGCATTTTCTAATAAGTCAACAAGACATTGTTCATCATTTAAAAGAACAAACGAACAACCGTACAAGTTAAGCAAATAGTGCTTGCCCATTTATCATAAGTTCTCCTGTGCTTCCTGAATTAATTTACTCACATAAGTTTCGGTTCCATCTATGGTTTTAACTTCAAAAAGAGGAGACCTTTGATACTTCTTAATTTTCTTGTATTTTTTTAATATCTTATTTATCTCATTTTTATTAATTGATACTTCAATATTTTCTTTACTAAATCCTTCACTCATCTTTTTTTCTTTTTTTCGGGTTGCCTATATCCCCAAAGTTTGGGATTTACTCTTCCGTATCCAAAATCAATTTTTTGAAGTGCTCCAGTACCATAAGTATCATAATACATATCAAAAATACGAACCTTAGTACCTCTTGTCAAATCAAGATATTGTTTTCCTTCAATGATGTACCAAACCAAATAAGCATCACTTGGAAAAGAAGAATCTTTTGCTTTATCAAGAGTTGTTTTTTCTAAAACAATTTCACAACCATATCTTGATGGCAGAATACTTTGTTCTTCTTTTTCAGATTCTGCCATACTTTTTTCTCCACTTACTGCAACTGTCACGAACGTCCACCCCATTGAATGTCGGGATAGGCTTCTTTTACGTTGTCTAAACTTACCTTATATTTATTTGATAAATTTTTATCTTTTGTAAGAATTAATACCTCTGCTTCTTTTGGATGTAGTCCTTCAAGAATATTAATAAACATCATTTCTCTACGAATTGTAGAAAGAGAGTCATTACCACCTTTTACAAAATGATAAAGATTTTGGTATTCTCTACGCAATGATGTTCGTCCTCTTCCTTGCAAATCTTGTTGAGTTGCAGATTCTCCTCCAGATGCTTCCTTCGATAAATTTTCGGAAAGATTTCCAGAATAAACATTTTGATCTTTCACATCACCATAAGGAACCGGTCCTTCGGGAAGAAGACTAATTATAGTCTCATCAAAGTTCCAGATAAAAATTGTTTTTAGGGAGTCGTGTTCGTATGTTTTAAGAACTTCAATTTTTTTTGCGTTGCTTCTCTGTTTTGAAGCCAATTCTAAAACTTCAAATACAAATGGGTTGGATGGAAGACTCTCAATTGGAGTTTCAGTCTTCGTCTTCGTTGTCTTCGTCGTAGTCATAATAGTTTTCAAATCTCACAGCTAAAATTTCGTCGGGTATTACATTACCATTAGAGTCAAACATCTCTGGGTGTGTAAAAATTGGTTGAGTTTGATAGAAATGCTCTTTTGCTAACCATCCTACCACACCTCCTACAAAAAAGAACATAATTGAAACTAATGTCCCTATAGTTAGAGTTACTGCTAACATTGGTTTTCTCCAGAGAGGTTTATTTTTTCCTAATGTCAAAGTGAAATTCAATAAAAAAATGAAACTCTCTACGAAAGAGAGAAATCATTTTACCAAACTTCACTTGAAAAGTTTTTGGTTTTGATTTCTCTTTCCTCCTATTGCGTAGTAATAACTCAACACCCCGGTTAATTTGGAGTTCATTGTTATTTAGTGTTCTTTTTGCGTCTTCCTGGTCGTTTGTCATGACTATATTTCCAAGCATCTTCTAGAATGCCATAGATGTAGTTTCTTATTTTTCTTGCTTGGGGTTTAGGAATGTGTCCATAAGCCTCACGAAGTTGTTTATGAAGGTCATCTGCACCACCTTCTAAGTATGTGTCTAAATCTATTACGAGATTGCTGATTTCATTTGCTGTAGTGCTTTCAATAAACTCTTCAACTTCATATCGTTTTGTTCCACGAATTTTTAGATAATCATAAAACTTCAAAACAAATTGGCCATTAAAGGCATAATCAATTGCCCTTTCAACATCATTGTAAACTTCGTGAAAATTAGTATTCATTAAACTAGATTTTGCTCCTTTAAATATTGAACAGTGTCGGAGCAACCTCCGATGTGTTTTTCGTCAACAATTACTTGAGGAAAGGTAGATCCTTCTCCAAATTCTGCATAAAACTCTTCACGAGTAAAATCTGTATTCAATTTGTAAACAACGTGCTGTAGTTCTGCTAATTGTAACACCTGCTGAACTTTTGTGCAATATGGACAACCGTCTTTCGAATAAACTGTGAACTTCATAATTTTTAATAAAACTGAAAGTTATTTAGCATTGACTGGAATTCTTTGATCTTCTGGAAGTTTCAATTGCCCAGCATCAAGCAATTGTTGTTTTCTTGTTGTGCATCCACCCTCTTTTACATTTGATGCAACTACATTTGTTGTAGGAAGTGCTTTTGGAATTTCAACATCAATTACTGGACTCATCAAAACTTTATTTCTTGTAATCGTTCGGTTTTGTGGGTCAAAAGAAACCATTGTATGTGCATCCATTTCATCACCACAATCAACAATTTTTTTTCCTGTTTTAGTTTCGATTACAGAAAAATATTCTTCATTGTACTTTTTCATTTTTTAAAGTCTTTTCTTTATTGTAAGATGCTTCCGGTTTTCTGTAAAGTTGAGGCCAAGTATCACGAATAATTTCTACAAGTTTGTGTGGTGTTGTGGAAGATATCATAAATCTTGGGTAAGAGACATTAGAAAGAGGAAGACTCCGAAGAGTTGGAAGAGGAGGAGGATGGTGAGCATTTTTCTATAAATGAAATAACATCTTGAACTGGTAAAGTATCTATAAAATGTTCGGTCATTCCACGACCCATACTCATCTCATTTAGGGGTGCTTTATATTGTGAAAACTCTTTTAGAACTTCCTTTTCCAAGTTCCATATATCTATAGATTTTCCAAACCATTCACCAAGAAGTTCTGCGGTTTCTTTTTTACGATACAACCAACCTTTATAAGACCTACCAACCTTATATTTACCGTTGTGGAGTTTTATGAAATAAAGTTTGTCTGGATGCTCTGGATCTTTACATACCCAACCGATTGATTGCGAATATGGTTTTCCTTTTCTAGGACTAACTTTTCCAGTATTTGCTTTTTTAGTTGCTTCTATTGCCTTTTGAGAGCAAGTCTTACCATAATTTGGATTATTTTCACCACTATAACTTCTTCTAGACTTTCTTATTTTTTCAGCAAAATCTGGTTCTTGTGCTGGATTTCCATAGTCATTACGAATGCGTATTTTTATACCACATTCCTTAAGAACTTTACTAACCTTATGATGAGAAATATTAAGTTGTTTAGCAACATCTCTCATTTTCATACCAGAATTATATAAATCTATTATTTCATTTACCATAACTTCTATACCAAAGTTATAATTATTTATAAAAAAGGAACCCCGAAGAGTTCCCTTTATTATACCATTATTTGGTTTTTATATCAACCAATAGAAGGAGCAGTCAGAGCAACTTGCGTTGTTTCTGATGTAGCAAGATCTAAAGGAAAGTTCGCATATTCCATAAGTTTTCCATTCTTATGGGGCAGACTATATCATCAACCTGTTCTTATTAGGTTGTCGGACGCTAATGGTGTATTACATAGGACGCTTCCTAAACCACCTAGTCGTTGAACCTTCCTCAAAAGTTCGTTTGAGGCTTGGCTGCTGATTGCCCTTATATTTTGGAGGGTTTCCAGCAATTCATCCGATTTACATCTATCAATTCCTTGATAGAGCCACTACTTTCTAATGGGCGTTACGTTCGTGCCAATTTTGTTATCGTAAGAACTCTTTATTTCTTACTTCTTACTGTCACCAGTAAGTTCAGACTATCTCTTCATCCGTTCTGGATGTCGGGCATT